CGAAGCAATGGATAAAGCAATGGTAAAGCACGCGGCAAGCAAGGGGCAAAGCAATAGCCCTATAAATAAACAAGTAAACAATATAACAATAGAACAAGAAATAGATAGCAGTAAACTGCTTACTCTTTTTAATTCTCTTTTAGGAAAACAAGCGAAAGTAGTAAACGCAAAAACTAAGACTCAGATAAAACAAAGGTTAAAAGAAGGATACACCAAAGAGGATATTGTAAACGCTATACGCAACGCAAGCAAAGACCCTTTCCACATAGAATCTAATTATAAATACCTAACCTTAGAATTTTTGACTAAGCCTGAAAAGCTCGATAGATTTGTAAATATGGGAGACTTTAAAATTAAAACGCAAATCCTATGATAAAGTCAAGCAGCGAAATTTTAGACCAGCTTATGAGCCTCCACAAAAACGGATTACCCGAGGGAAGCAGAATAGGCTTAAATTCTTTTGATAGTCAATTAACATTTGTTAAAGGTGGGTCTACAGATATAACGGGCTACCCTTTCTTCGGTAAAAGCCTTTTTTTAAAGGAGATAATGATGGGTCTTACTTTAAACCAAGGTTGGAGGCATTGCGTTTATATGCCTGACGATGGCAGCGATACAGAGGTAATATCTAACCTAATGCATAAACTAACTGGCAAGACATTTCAAAAGGACTATCCTAACACAATAACCGAGAAGGAAATAAGTAAGTATAGTACTCAACTTTGCGATAGCTTTAAGTTTATCTCCGCAGAGCATAATATAGAGCCTGAAGCCTTTTGGAACTACGCAAAAGAGAATAAATGCACCTCAGCAGTTATAGACTCCTGGAACTACTTAGCACACAAAGGCGAGCCAACTAACGCAGACTATTTACGTAAGATACTTTCTCTACGTAACCGCTTTATGGATATAAATAAAATGCACTCGTTTATAATTATTCACCCTAAAAACCCTGACCCGAAACAAGTAAAAGACGGCTCAGTAAAGAAGCCAAGCGTTTACGATTTGATGGGAGGCTCTGAGTGGAATAACAACGGTAGAAATATAGTAGTAGTTCATAAAGAGTCAAAAGACAACCACCAACCGTATAAGATAACCGTAGATAAAGTTAAGCCTAAATACTATGGAGAGCTTGGAGAGTGCGTATTGCATATTGACTGGGCGAGCCAAAGGTTTTACGAGTTTGACCATATCCACAACACAAAGAAATACGCCTACGCTACTGAAGAGATAGTGATAGACCCAATTAAAGATATATTCGCAGTAACTAACGACCAACCTTTTTAAATTATGACAGACCAAGAAGCTAAAGAGATTTTAAACAAGCCAGCTATCTGCAAAGAGGCGGAGCGTTCAGTACGAGATATGAAGATTAAGCTCGCTAAATACTCAGGCGATAAGACCGAGCAAACTAAGCATTTGCAAAACTTAGATAATTTGATTAACTTAGCTTATAAGCAAGCCGTAGACATAGACGCTTACGAGGAGTTGTTAGCTACTTATCTATTTAAGATGGGAGAGCAGCAAGCCAAAATAAGAGAGTTATGCGAACTAAATGCGATGAGTAACAAAATAGTAGAGCTATAATTATAAACTAATTGTTAACAATATGAATCACTTTTATACTTCAGACGATGAGCGAGTATCCAAGAGTACAATAGACTCAAGAGTAAGAGATGCAAAGAGTAACGCACTAAGCGAACAATTTTGGGAATTTGGATATAACTTTTGCACCGATTGCTTAAGCTCTGCTGGTAGATTAGACTGCTCGCATACGATAAGTGTAGACGAAGCACAAAAGACTCGTAGAACAGAATTAGCGTGGGACGTAGATAATATAAAAGTAAGGTGCAGAGATTGTCATATTAAGCACGATAGTAAAAGTAGAATTAATGAAATTAAAAAATAGTATGAAGGGGTTAATTCAAGTAACAGCCACCAAAGGAGGGCGTACAATAACAAGCGAGGTCTTCGGAGATATGGGAGATAAAGAAACGTTATTCGGTCAGCTTATGAACCGACATAAAATAGTACACAACGAACGCCACTTATGGAAGTTGAGTAGCGTAGTAATAAACGAAGAGGTTAACCTATGACAAAAAAAGAACAGATAGCCCACTTTGGTTATATAACGGGCGAGATGGAGAAGGTACTATTTAGCAAGGGAGACGACTACGCTAACACCGATAGACTCTCTAATTTTAAATTAGCTGGAGCAATTACTGGAGGGAACGCAAGTACTAATTGTTTGAACCTAATCTCTACTAAAGTAGCAAGGCTTGGAGTACTTCTTAATTCAGACAAAAAACCAAACAACGAGAGTATCGAGGATAGCGTATTGGATTTAGCTAATTATAGTGTACTTTTGTGGATGATAATAAACGAAAATAAATAATAACAAAATGGAAAAAACAGAAAAAGTATTCGCAGACGGTTTTATGTTCAAAATGAAACCCGATTCTCCTGAGTGGGTAGTAGGTAGCTTGAGCCTAAAAGCAGACGAGGCAATAGCCTTTATTCAAAAGAACACCGATAAAGGTTGGGTAAACCTAAACGTTAATATAGGCAAATCAGGCAAGCCTTACGTAGAGCTTGACACTTGGAAGCCAACGCAAGCGGCTGCAACTTCTCCAGACCCTGAATTTAATTCCGAAGGGCTACCCTTTTGATATTACAAGAGATATATTTCGATAAGAGCATTCGAGATTATGCTCTTAAATTAACAAACAACACCCAAGAAGCCGAGGAGTTAGTCTCTTTGGCTTTTGACATTTGTAGCCATAAGCCGCCTAAAGAAAATATGAAGGGGTATTTTGCAATAGTAATGCGGAATCAATGGTTAAAAAAATGTAATAAGACAGACCCGTACTGGGCAATAGAAGAGAGCGAGAGCGAGGATATAGAAGACGTACTCTCTAAGATGAGCCATTACAACGCTAATCTAATTCGAGCCGTTTATAACGGAGATACTCTTATCAAAATACACAACGAAACCTCTATAAGCTACCGCAGCATTAAAAGCGACTACAAGAAAGCAAAAAAAGAATTTAAGATAATGTACGAGAACAAAACCAAAATAGCTATCGTTATGAGTACGGTTAGCGGGGTAAGCTATCACCGCTTAATGATGCCACTCGTTAGACTGAGCCAGGACTACGGAATAGAAGTAACTTGCTTAATTAATAACGCTGACGATTTTTTAGAGAAGCTTGACGGAGTAACCCACGTTATTTTTAATCGTAATATCTCCGAGCTTATGAAGCCTGAAGAGACTATCTTAATTTTAAAGGCAAGAGGTATTAAAGTTATCTGCGATGTAGACGATTACTGGGTATTACCTAAAGGACACCCTTTGCAATTATATTACTCGAGGTCTAATATGGCTAAATGTATTTTAGCAAACATCAAATTTGCGGACGTAGTATGGACTACCACAAAGATTTTAGCGGAGAAAATTAGACCCTATAACAAAAACGTAGAGGTAATTAAAAACGCTATTGACCCTAACGAAAAACAATTTGCTTACGAAGATTTGTCTTTAAAATTTGATACTTTCTTTTACTCAGGAGGCAGCACCCACTTAAAAGATTTAAAGCTATTAGGTAACGCTTTCGATAACGAATATTTAACCGTTAAAAGCCCGAGAGTACCTAAGCGAATGAGTCCAATACTTCAGCAAGTTAGCAGCATACAAGAATATGCGACAGAGTATCAGCATTGTGGTATATGCATAATACCTTTGAGAGATAACCTATTTAACCGATGCAAGAGTGAGTTAAAGATGATAGAGGCTGGACACTTTGCCAAGCCCGTAATGGTCAGCAACGTAATGCCCTACAACCTACTCGCTACTAATAGCAATAGCCTGAAGGTACAAGGTAATGACTGGGCGGCTGCAATAAAGAAAATAAAAGGTAACTATAATATGCAGATAGAGTTAGGACTAAAGCTAAAAGAAGACGTTAAGAGCAAGTATGATATAGTAAAAGAAAACGCAAAAAGACTTCAAACATTATGAAATATACAATAATAAAAAGATACCGAGACGCTGAGAGCGGAGCAGTATTTAATTTAGGCGAACAGATAGAGCTTAAAGACCAAAAGAGAATTAAAGAACTAAAAGCAAGCGGGTGCATAGAGTCAGTAGCCAAGCGTAAAAAGAAATGAGCGAGGAGCTTGAGAGTCAAATAAGGGTCATAGTCAAGCAACAAGGCGGAGGTATAAGCCCGCACCTTAGAGCAGAGTTCCAAAGGCTTTGCCAAGAGGATTTCGCCTACCGACCTGACATTACTTGCGGTAAGTGTATATATAAACATAGCGTTAAGCTATTTGATAAGTATTTAAAATGAAACTAACAGAAATAAAATCAAACCCTAATAACCCCAGGGTAATTAAAGACCATAAATTCGAGAAGCTAAAAAAGTCTATTAGCGAGTTCCCTAAAATGATGGAGCTTAGACCTATGGTAATAAACGAAGATAATATAGTCTTAGGCGGTAATATGCGTTTAAAGGCGTTAAAAGACTTAGGATATAAAGAAGTACCTGAAGAGTGGGTAAAGCGAGCCAGCGACCTTACAGAGGAGGAAACGAGGCGTTTTATAATTGCGGACAATGTAGGCTTTGGAGAACACGATTGGGAGATGCTTGCTAACGAGTGGAATACTGAAGAGTTAGAGGATTGGGGATTAGAGGGGTTTCCGTTTGAGGAGGTTACAGAATTAGAGGCAGAAGAAGACGACTACACCGAACCCGACAATATACAAGTAGATGTAGTATTAGGCGACCTTATAGAGATAGGAGAGCATAGGTTATTATGTGGGGATAGTACAAACTCAGACCAAGTAGCAAAGCTAATGAATGGACATAAGGCAGATATGGTATTTACAGACCCTCCATATAAAATAGAAACAGAAGGCGGATGTAAAGGAAGTATCGGTCAAGGATTAAAAAAACAAGGAGATAGTATTGAATTTATATCAAACTTTGAACCAACTGAATTTTTACAAGTGCTGCCATTAATATTTCACAAGAATAAACTAAACGCATATATATTTTGCAATAAAGAACTATTGCCAGATTATTTAGTATGGGCAAGAGATAGTGGTTATTCTTTTAATGTTCTTATATGGAAAAAGCCAAATGCTATTCCAATAGGAGATTCACATAGACCAGATATAGAATATTTGCTTTTATTTAGAAAGTCCGCAATATGGAATAATGGACTAAAGGATGTTAATTATTCAAGATGTTTAGAGTTTGGTAGAGAAAGTGGATTACATCCAACAATGAAGCCGATAGAATTAATTGCTAATGAAATGAAGATTAGTTCAAATGAGAATAGCTTAGTATTTGATTTTTTCTTAGGCTCAGGCTCTACAATGGTTGCTTCACACCAACTTAAACGCAAGTGTTACGGAATGGAATTAGACCCTAAGTACTGCCAAGTTATAATAGATAGAATGAGCAAACTTGACCCTTCTTTAGAGGTAAAGATTAACGGAGTAGTTTATAATAAATAACCTTACCAAACCTTACGATATGAAAATAACAGATGAACAATTTTTCGCAGCACTTAGAGAGTCTGCGGGATTATACGCAAGAGCAGCAAGGATTATAGAGAAAGAGTACGGAGTAAGCTATACAAGGCAATCAGTAAAAGAGAGAGCAGAGAAACATCCCGAAATACTTAAGGATATAGAAAGCGAGAATCACGATATAGCCGAGGAGGGTTTGCACTCTTTAATGAGGTCTAAAAATGAGCGTATACGTTTTCAGTCGGTGCAGTTTTACCTAAAGACCAAAGGCAAGGATAGAGGATATATTGAACGCTCAGAAATACACCAAGAGACTACCTACAAGAGCTTAGATATTAATATTATCGATACTGGCGTACCTTTAGCGAGCAGCGAAAAAGATATAGTTGATTAATACGGGTAACCTATATCGAAGCAATTATAACTCTACTGCGGACATCGTAGTTAATCAAGGTGGAACATCATCAGGAAAAACTTACGCTATACTCCAAGTGCTATTTTCAAAAGCAATAGCCGATACTTGCACGATTACGGTAGTAGGTCAAGATATACCTAACTTAAAAGTAGGAGCGTTAAGAGACGCGATAGACATCCACAACGCAGACGAGGCTATCAAGCAGCAAGTAACTTTCTATAATCGCTCAGATAGAGTATTCACTTTTAAGAACGGCTCTATAATCGAGTTCAATTCTTACGACAACGAGCAAGACGCCAAGAGTGGTAAAAGGGACTATCTATTTGTAAATGAGGCTAACGGCATACCGTATAACATCTTTGAGCAGTTAAGCCTTAGAACTCGCAAGCAAGTATATTTAGACTACAACCCCGATACGAGCTTTTGGGTTCACGACAAAATAATACCTATGCCAAACGCTGAGTTAATAATCTCAGACCATAGACATAACCCTTTTTTAAGCGATAAGATAAGGGAGAAGATAGAAGCTTTAAAAGATAAAGACTTAGACTTATGGAAGGTATACGCTCGAGGGCGTACTGGCAAGATAGAAGGGCTTATACTTAAAAAATGGTACGTACTAAACGAAAGCTTTGAGGATAAGAATTTAATTGGATACGGTATCGACTTTGGTTTCACTAACGACCCGACTACATTAGTTGAGGTAAGGCTGCAAGACGGCGAACTATGGGTAAAGGAACTAATCTACGAAACGGGGCTAACCAACAAGGACATAAGCGATAGAATGGAGGCTTTAGGTATAAGCAAAGGGGCTTTAATAGTTGCAGATAGTGCCGAGCCTAAAAGTATCGAGGAGCTTAGGCGTTTACGATGGACTATTGACGGGGTAAAAAAGGGAGCAGACAGTATAATGTTCGGAATTAACTTGCTAAAAGGTTACTCAATT